GCCGCGCGTACGCGTGGCCGAATTAAACGCCCCCTAGTGGCCGCCGCATCGGGCCTGCCGCCTTCGCTAACCGTCAGGCTAGTGCGGGGCGGTCTCAACTTGGCTGGCGATGCAGGCTACGCAGCGAGTTGTGGCGCGTATTTCGTGACAAGCAAAAGTGCGTCTGAGGTCTATTTTTCTAGAACAAAATGCACGTATTGCCCATTGAAAAGTCGATGATGTTTTGCGTAGGATTGCCCGCGTGACTCATCTCGAAAGGAGTTCTTCCAATGGCAACTTGTGTCTCTTGCGATGCGGACCTGGCGGCGCTGATCGGCCACGGCGCAGCGTGCGTGAAGGTGGGGCGACGTTCAAAGAAACCGCTCGGCATGGCGTGGCAAAACACTGCTTCAACATCACCCGAAGTGGTCGCTGCGTGGCTGGAAAGTGGCTACAACGTCGGCATTTTGCTGGGGCATGGCGGGCTGATCGACGTGGAGTTTGACGACGCAGCTGGCAAGCGGCTGGCAAAGCAGATGCGACTTCCGGCAATGACACCAACCTGGGCCAGCCATCGCGGAGAGCACAGGCTTTTCCGGCTTGTTGATGCGATCCCGCCATGCGGCTGGGTCAAGCACGACACGCTTGAAGTGCGTCTTGGTGGCAAGCCTGCACAGTCGGTGCTGCCACCGTCGCACCATCCAGACGGCGGCTTCTACCGTTGGCTGATCTCTCCGCAGGAATGCGAGCCTGCACCGATCACGCTGGCACAACTCTGGCTGGAGGTGGAGTGATGGCCGTACTGCTTGCAAAGAACTGGAGCGGTTCCGATCCCACCGGCTGGTGGATCTCCGAGAAGCTCGACGGCGTGCGGGCCGTGTGGGATTGCCGCACATTGACCACACGCACAGGGCAGCAGATTCACGCGCCGCAGTGGTTCGTGGATGCTTTGCCAAAGGGCGAGCCGCTCGATGGTGAACTCTGGATTGGTCTCGGCCAGTTCCAGCAGACGGTTGGCCTGGTGCGGTCGCATGACGGCGGCGATGCGTGGCGTTCAATCCGGTTCGCAGCGTTCGATGCCCCGCTGGCTTCCGGCGGTTTTGAGGAACGGCAAGCGGCAATGCGTGCAGCGATCAGCGGCAGCGTGGCCTTTGCTTTGCCACAGCGGCAGTGCAGCGGCAGCGGCGATCTGCTGGAGGAGTTGGCCCGCGTCGAGCACCTCGGAGGTGAGGGGCTCATGCTTCGCCAGCCGGGCAGTACCTACGAGCGAAAGCGATCGGCAACGCTGCTCAAGGTCAAGACGTTTCAGGATGCCGAGGCCACCGTGATCGGCTACGAATGCGGCACCGGCAGGAACGCTTCCGCAGTTGGTGCCCTGGTGATGCGTCTGGCAGACGGCAAGGAGTTCCGCCTATCGTCAGGGCTGACGGATGCAGCCAGGCGATGCCCGCCAAAGGTTGGCACGCTTGTTACGTTTAAGTTTCAGTCGTTGACTGATGGCGGCGTGCCACGGTTCCCGTCATTTCTCAGGGTGGCGTAATGGGCAAAGGCAGGAAGCCGGTAGCCAAGGCGATCTTGAGCCTGCGAGGGTCACGCATTCGCGGGCCGCACAAGACAGGCATCGACGCACCGCCGGGGATTCCAGACCCGCCGTCATATCTGTGCGAGATCGGGCAGACCGAGTGGGCACGTATCGTGCCGATGCTTGAAGCGTCCAAGGTGATGAGCATGCGACACCAGCAGACGCTGGCCTGTTACTGCGATGCCTTTGCGGACATGGTAAAAGCCGATGCCGAGTTAAAGCAGCACGGGGCCACGTTCATGGACGATAAGGGCCGCGTGATGAATCACCCGGCGTGGTATCGCAAAAAGGATTCGCGGTTGCACATGCTCCGGTTTGCGGAGCAGTTCGGCTTGACCGCATCTGCACTTTCAAGGGTTTCTGCCGTTGACCAAGGCCCGCAAGCAGACGAAGACGACGCCCGCATGTTCGCTTGATGCGAAGGCTGCTGATATTGCGGTGCGGTTCTTTGAGGAGAACCTCACCCACAGCAAGGGGGAACTCGGCGGCAAGCCGTTTCTACTTGAGCCGTGGCAGAAGGAATACATCTCCACGCTGTTCGGCACGATGAACGGCAACGTTCGTCAATTCAGAACATCACTGCTGGCAATCCCGCGAAAGAACGGGAAGAGCACCCTATGTGCTGGCATCGCCTTGAAGCTTCTTTTCGATGGCGAACCCGGCGCGGAAATCTATTCGTGTGCCGCCGATCGTGACCAAGCCCGCCTGGTGTTCGAGATGGCGAAAGTCTGCGTGGAGAACTCGCCCAAGTTGCGGGGCAGGCTGCGGGTGTTCCGTAACTCGATCGTCCGCGAGGACACGCATTCCACGTACAAGGCACTGTCGGCCGAGGCGTTTACGAAGCACGGGTTAAACGCGCACGGAATCATATTCGATGAACTGCACGCGCAGTCCGACCGTGAACTCTGGGATGTTATGACCACCTCGACGGGAGCCCGGCGGCAGCCGCTGTGCGTGGCGATCACCACGGCAGGCTTTGACCGCAAGAGCATCTGCTGGGAGATCTGGAAATATGCCCTGGCTGTGCAGGACGGGGCGATCAAAGATCCCACCTTCCTGCCTGCGATCTACGCCGCCGATCCTGAAGACGATTGGACGAAGGCAGCGACGTGGAAGAAAGCGAATCCGAACCTTGGCGTGAGCGTAAAACTCGACGACCTGCGGGTGCGGTGCAAGCGGGCGCAGGACATGCCCAGCGAGGAGAACACCTTCCGGCGTCTGCACCTGAACCAGTGGACAGAGCAGGATACGCGGTGGCTGCGGATGGATCATTGGGCGCAGGGCAACGAGCCTTGCCCGGTGATGCTCGACGGCCGTGAGTGTTTCGCGGGGCTCGATCTCGCCAGCACGTTCGACACCACCTGCTTCTGCTTGCTGTTCCAGTTGGATGATGGCCGGTTCTGGGTGGAGCCGCACTTCTGGATACCTGAAGAGAACATGCGGGAGCGGGTGAAGCGGGATCGTGTGCCGTATGACCAGTGGGCGAAGGAAGGGAAACTCCACCTGACGCACGGGAACGTCACCGACTTCGACCAGGTGCGGGCCGACATCATGGTGCTGACGAAGAAATACAACGTCCGCCAGGTGGCGATCGACCGCTGGAACGCCACGCAGCTGTCAACGCAACTGCAAGGTGATGGCGTGAACGTCTTAGGCTTTGGGCAGGGCTATGGCTCAATGAGTGCCCCGGCCAAGGCGTTAGAAGGTCTGGTGGTTGGCGGCAAGTTGCTGCACGGCGGGCATCCGGTGCTGGCGTGGCAGGCGTCGAATGTGGCGATTCAGAGCGATCACGCGGGAAACATCAAGCCCAGCAAGCAGAAATCCAACGAGCGAATCGACGGCATCGTGGCCCTGACTATGGCCCTTGGCATCCACGCGACATCGACGGCACCAGCGCCCGAACAATCCTGGGACATCATGAGCATATGAGTACCGAACAAGCCGTACCCGATTTCAAGATGTTCGACCTTCGCGGGATCGACTGGACCGATGGCGGCAGCAACCGCACGCCGTCAGGCATCCGTGTCACGGCCGACAACTCGATGGCGTGCTCTGCGTACACGGCTTGCATTCGCGTCATATCGGACGCGGTATCGTCGCTGCCGCTGCACGTCTACGAAAGGCTTGCCAACGGTGGCAAGGCGAAAGCATCGAGCCATCCTGTCTATCGGTTGCTGCACACGCAGCCGAATCCGTGGCAAACGGCGCAGGAGTTCAGGGATTGGATGACGGGGATGTATCTGCACTACGGGGCTTCCTACGCCGAGATTCGCCCAGGTGCTCGTGGTGCCATCTCGGAGTTGTGGCCGCTGCACCCCAGCCGGATGGAAGCCGAGCGGCTTGAGGATGGCACCCTCCGCTACCGATACCGGGAGCCGAGCGGCAAACAGACGATCTACAGCCAGAGCCAGATATTCGCCCTGCGGTTCACCACAGAGGACGGCATCAAGGCGATCCCCACGTACAAGATCTTCCAGAACGCTATCGGGCTTTCGCAGGCTCTTGAGGCCCACGGTAGCACGTACTTCGGGAACGGTGCCCGGCCCGGCATTGTCCTTGAAAGTGAGAACCCGATTCCGGTGGAAGCCGCCGAGCGTCTGCGTGAGCAGTGGGAAAGGATGCACCGTGGGGCAGATCGTGCCTTCCGAACGGCTGTCCTGCCCAACGGCGTGAAGGCCCACGAACTCAGCGGCAGCAATGAGGCGGCCCAGTTCCTTGAGACGCGGCAGTACCAAGTCATCGAGATTTGCCGGGCGTTCCGCGTGCCGCCCCACATGATTCAGGATCTGACCCGATCGACCTACTCGAACATTGAAGTGCAAGGCACGGAGTTCGTGCAGCACTGCCTGCTGCCGCACCTGAAGCGGTGGGAAGCGGCGATCAGCCGCGACCTGATCGTGGACGACGAAACGTATTTCGCCGAGCACAGCGTTAGCGGCCTGCTTCGTGGCGACCACGCCAGCCGATCGGCCTACTACGTGTCAGCGTTGCAGAACGGTTGGATGACAGTGAACGAGATCCGCGAACTGGAGAACCTAAACCCGATCGGGCCAGAGGGCGACAAGCACTTCGTGCAACTCAACATGACCACGCTGGATAAGGTTGGGCAGCAAGCACCGGCAGCGGAGCCGATGCCAGAGCCGCCAGCCGAATACGAGACAAGCCCGGCGGATGACGCCGAAGACCAGGCCGCACAGGAGGACACGCCAGATGGAAATTGAACGCCGCGACTTCGCCTTTGAGGACGACAACGAACTGATGATTGAAAGCCGTGCCGATGGCCGGGCCGCCATCATCGGCTACGCTGCCGTCTACAACCGCTTGTCGCTCGATCTGGGTGGCTTCAGGGAAGAGATCCTGCCGGGAGCCTTCGACAAGATACTGAGCCGCCAGAGGGGCAAGGGCGACGTGGTGGCACTGTTCAACCACGATTCCAATATCGTGCTGGGCCGTTCATCTTCTGGCACGCTTGAACTCTCCAGCGATGACAAGGGGCTGAAGTACGTGGTGACGCCACCCGTCAGCCGGGCCGACGTGCTCGAACTGATTCAGCGGCGCGACGTGCGGGGCAGTTCGTTCGCCTTCACGGTGGACCCGAAGAATGAATCCTTCCGCACTGGCGAGGACGGCAAGGCCATCCGCCAGATCCGCGAGGTATCGGGACTCTACGACGTGGGGCCGGTGCTCAACCCGGCCTACCCTTCCACGTCTGCATCTGTTGCCCTGCGTTCCTACGAAGCCTGGCTGGCAACACAGGAAACGCCTGCCGCCCCCGAGGTGGTTGCCGAGATTGCCAAGCGTTCGCTGGTGCGTGATGCCGCTGCGGCATGGACTCTGAGGCTGCGAAATGTCTGAAGTGCGGTGCCAGTGCGGTGAGCGTCTGCGGACTCGTTCCAGCCGCCCGGTTGGCAACGAGCGGCAGCGGTACATGCGGTGCCCGAAGTGCGGGGCACGCGGAACTTGTTTTGTCCAAACAACACATTCCGAAGTGCGGTACTGCAAGACACGCACTGACCGGCAATAGCGTGAACTCCACGGCAATACCGCCGCTGGAGATTACGCACATGGACAATCTGAAGAAGCTTCAGGACGAAGCGGTTTTGCTTGCCAACCGGATCGACGCAGTTCGTGCCATCGAAGGCGACGAAGACAAGATCGCGGAGCGCGACCTCGAACTGGAAACGCTGAACAAGCGTGCTGGCGACCTGTCGAAGAAGATCGACTTTGAGAAGACGATTGCCGACTCGGCCAAGAACCTGCGTTCGGTGGTCGAGCGTTGCAGCCCGGCACCGGAAGTGACCGAAGAGCGGAAGGCTGACCGCATCGAAGCGGTTCCTTTCTCCGGTCGGCTCCGTGCGTTTGAGAACGCCAAGGACGCCTACTCGGTTGGCATGTGGTTCAAGGCCAAGAGCGGTGACGCCGAGGCCCGTCGGTGGTGCCAGGATCACGGCGTCGAGGCTCGTGCCCAGGGTTCGACCGGCAGCACCACGGGTGCGGCCTTCGTGCCCGATGTTCTGTCTTCGACCGTCATTCGTCTTGTTGACGAGTATTCCGCCTTCGCTCAGAACGCACAGAACGTGCAGATGCCGAGCGACGTGGTGCTGTTCCCGCGTCGGACTGCCGGTGCCACCGCTTACTGGATCAACGAGAACGTGGCGATCACCGCCAGCGATCCCACCAGCAACCAGGTGACGCTGACTGCCAAGAAGGTCACGGGTGCGGTGACGATTGCTTCGGAACTGCTTCAGGACTCGATCGTGTCGATTGCCGACTGGATCGCGGCTGAACTGGCTTTGACGCTTGGCAACGCCGTGGAAGACGCTGCGTGGAGTGGCAACCCGAGCAACGCCCCAGCGGTTGCCGGGCTCGTCAGCACCTACACGGGTGGGCTTCTGGCTGCGTCTGCTGCCACCTATGCCGCCTCGCTGGTGACGGCTGCCGGTGACACGCCCGACGAAGTGACGAAGGCGAACCTG